GATATGTCCAAAGACGTTGCAGTTAAGACACCTGTAACTCCAAGAGTGCCACCAACGGTCATGTCATCAGTAACGGTAAGATCGTCACCTATCGTTAGGTCATCAGTGAGGGTAGCTGATGTAGTGTTTACACTTACAGCCCTAGAGCCAATATATCCTGCCATTAGGTTATCTCCATGTAACTCATTATTACTGAAACTTTGTCAGCTACAGAACAGTCTACTTTAATTATGTCACCTACATTAGCTACAATCTTACCGTCAAGTACAGACAGAGATGACCCTACAGGTATAGCTACATCTTTAACTAGCTGTGCCGTAGTGTTCTGTGTCTGACTTGTTTGGGTAGTTGTACTTACAAAGTCAACTGAGGCAGTAACCTGTGAACTGTGTACGTTACATAAGAATAGCCCAAGTATAATTACTGTACTACCAGACTGTACTGTGTATATTGTTTCGGCTGTGCCAGCACTAGCTGGTGCTACATCCCTTGTAATTGTCTTAAAAGTATTAGCCATTGTTTTCTCCTATATCAACCAAGCGCAATGGCTAGGGCTGTGGCGTCATCTGTTGTTGCAACTGTACCAGCAGCAGCAGGTAAAGTCAAGGTCACATCTGCAGTAGATGCTGGTCCTATTAGTGTTACTTTGTTTGAGCCATTATCTGAGTCCTCAAAGAACTCTACAAAGCCAGCAGATGTAGCTCCGTTCTTTACAGATACACCTGCGTTAGCTATTGCAGTAGCTGTAAGTGTAGCTACTCCTGTAACCTGCAGAGTATCTGCCATATCTACAGCACCGTCTATGTCTACTGCATCTAAGTTGGTAGTGCCATCTACATCTATAGCACCACTAATATCTAGTGAACCAAAGGAACCTACACCTGTCGTAGTAATGTTAGATGAACCATTATCTATAGCACCAAAGCCAGAAGTAATACTACCTGAGTTTAATGCACCAGTAGTAACAATGTTACCTCCACCTACGCTATGACTTGCAAAATATGTAGACACTGTATCTACATTAGTCATACGCATAGTTCCAGCATCATTGATAAGGATACCGTCACCACTTGCTACTGCTGTAGTACCTCTTGAAGTATCACCATCAATAAGGTTTATCTCTGCAGTTGTAGCTGTAACACCATCAAGGATGTTTAACTCAGCGGCTGTAGATGTTACACCGTCAAGTATATTTAGTTCTGCTGCAGTTGACGTAACGCCATCAAGAATGTTAAGCTCTGCTGCAGTACTTGTTACACCATCCATGATATTAAGTTCTGCTGCAGTAGCAGATATTGCAGTACCATTAAAGTTAATAGCATCTACATAGGCAGTACCATCAATGTATAAGTCTTTAAACTCTAGTGAGCTAGATCCTAAGTCTACGTCATTGTCAGTTGTAGGTAGAATAGAACCATTGTTAAATGTAACTTGTGTCTCACCACCAGTAGTAACCGTAATTACATCTGATCCACTAAATGCAATGCTAGTGTTTGTATCTGAGTCACCTGTAATACTGTCTAGCTGTATGTCACCTGCGTTAGTAAAGTTTGAGTCACTTAGATCAAATGTACCTGTAACATCTAAGTTACCACCTACAGATAGATTACCCGATACATCTACTGCACCATTAATGTCTACTGTAGTTGCAGCTATTTGTACTTCAGTGTCAGCTACAATATCTAACTGTCCATCTGTACTTGAGTTAATGTACAGGCCAGTGTCACGAAACTGTATCTTGTTATCTGTAGCTACTGTAGTTGCAGCGGCAATATTTACTGCACCGTCAATATCAACTACGTCTAAGTTAGTTGTACCGTCTACATCAATGTTACCACTAATGTCCAACGAGGCAGCAATGATCTCACCACTTGCATTGATTGCACCGTTAATGTCTATTGTTGTAGCTGCAATTTGTATCTCAGTATCTGCAACAATGTCTAGCTGACCATCTGCACTAGAGTTAATGTAGATAGCACTGTCACGAAAGCCTACCTTCTTGTCTGTAGCTACAAGTATATCTTCTGCAAGTCCATCAATGTAGGCACTACCATCAATATATATGTTACGCCATTGTTGGCTTGAGCTACCAAGGTCAAATGTGTCATCATCGTCAGGTATAATGTGTGAGTCAACATCTGCACCAAATACTACGTTGTCACTTGCTGAGTCACCTAATGTAAGTGTACCACCATTAAACGTTGTAGTGCCTGTTACTGTAGCATTACCTGCAACTGTAAGATTACCACCTACAGCTAAGTTACCTGAGATGTCTGCAGCACCATTTATGTCAATAGTAGTAGCTGCAATTTGTATTTCTGTATCAGCTACGAGATCAAGTTGACCATCAGCAGATGAGTTAATATAAATAGCGGTATCACGAAACTGTATCTTTTCAGTAGAGGCTACAAGTATGTCATCAGAAAACTCAAAGTAGTCTTCGTCTTCCATCCACTTTAATACACCGTCATTACTTTCACCGTCAAAGGTAACAGTAATATCTGTACCTGAAGTAGCTGCACCAAACGTAAGTGTGTTACTTAATAACTTAGTAATTGGCGCACCTTCTGCAGAAGTGCCATCGTGCGTGTGTCCAGAGGAAGCATTAAAGGCAGCTAAAAGTTGATCAAACTCGTCATTGGAGTCTGCTGCGTCAATAATGTCACCGTCTGTGTATGTGGACTGCCGTGTATAACCAGCCATTTAATTCTCCTTTAACGCCTTGCGGCTGCATCAAACTCTAACTGAAAGCCTTTAAGTGAGTAAGGCTCTGATGTACCATTGTCAACAACCCTTAGTGCTATTGCAAAACCACTACCTTCTACTGCCTGTCTCACCAAAGGCTGAGACTGTCCACCATAAGTAACAGTACCGTATGCTCCTGATCCATATATAGCAACGATAGAGCTACTGTCAAATGGATAGGCTGCAGGTCTTGGGGCATTAGGGTCTTCATAGTCATATCGTAAAAACAAATCAGAGTTTACTACACCTTCAGGTGCATAGTTAATAATAACCCTTTGAAAGTTTTTACGAATACCTGCATCACCCATAGTTAAGTCAGGTGATCTGTATCTACCAATTATATTGTCTCCATCAAAAGTATTACCTTGCTCTTGTCTGTACACATATCCATCATACCCACCATGTAATACATATACTTTACCATCTTCATTTATAGAGTCAGTAGAGGAAGGTTGTAACCCAAGTGTTTCAGAAAACTCATATCCTTCTTTTGATCTATGAGCAATAACACCCTTTGTTGTTTTCTTTACAGACGTAGACGAGTTTACAAAAAATATTCTATACTGTGTCTTGTCAGGTACAATCAAAGAATCAAATTCATCTATCGTACTATGCACATTAAACAACTGATGTACTGGTGTACTAATGCTTCCAAGCTCTACGTCACCGATACGTTCAGTACCAGCTACAGTTCTAAGGCCATCTCTGCTTAAAAATACAATGTCCCCTGCAAATTCTTGTATAGTAAATCCATTCATACATCCTATGTTACGAGATATAGGAACTAACTGAAAGTCAGCTACACTGTTACCTGACAACTTAAATATACGTTCTTCACAAAATATAATAAGATCATTACGAAATGGAAACAATCCTGTAATAGGACTTTCTACTGCAATAGACCCTGCACCATTAGCAGGAGTAAAATCTGTAGCTGAATAAGGCGCACTAAAAACTACTTCTTGTGGATTACTAGACATACCTGCAAAAAATAAAGTGTTCTTGTGTCCTGTTACAAACTTAGGATCGGCAGGTGTACCTGTTCCATTTATGTCAGTTACCGAATTACCAGAGGCAAAGTATGAAGCAGGATTAGCTCCATCGGCAAATACTATTATGTCTGTACCCCCTAAACTTTGCCTATAAAAAGTATATTTACTTGCACTTGTACGACCTGTATCTATTTGTGTCCAGTACTGTGTAAGTGTTGCATTATCTGCCTGTGCTGCAGCACTAGTACTATTTGCTCCTCTTGTACAACCAGTAAGCTGTGTAGTGCTCTTACCTGTGTAAGTAATCTGTTCTGTACCTACAAGTATAGTACCTGTTGTACTAAAGTCTGCAGTGCTATCCAGTGTAAGTGTAGTAGCTGAATTATTAATTGCACCGTTTAGTGCATTACTTGCACCTGTAGATCTAAATACTTTAGTACCTCTAGCAGCTATTACCTCGCCTTTGTGGTACGCAGACATAAGTACCTTTTCAGAAGTAGCAGAAGTATGAGGAACTACGTTAGCGTTCCATTTAGAATATCCATTTATCCTACGGTAGCCACCTTTAATATCAGGCTCAAAGTTTTGCAACTCAAATGCTTCTCCGGGGTCCATAGTAAAAGTAGAACGGTTAAGTACTAAACCACCTTTACATGGAAAGATAAATGGATTAAGACCTGATTCGTCTGCCATATTTAAACCTTAACCAAACATACTTACAGATTTAGATGATCGTGTAATCATTTTAGATCTTATGTAATCTACCCTGTTAGATAAAAGACTTCTCATATTTTTTATACCTGCTTCAAACCTTTGAAAGTTTAATTGAAATTGATTTGCTTCACCCCTGTACTGATACCCATATGCAGTTGCACCGTCTATTATAACGGCTCTGTATTGCTCTGGTATTACAGGAACATCTGTAGCTGCAGATAAGGAAGTTGTATATGAATACAATTCGTACTTTAAAGAGTATGCCTTATCAGGATAAGGATATAAACCGTAGTTATTATCAGGAGTTCTAAAAACACTACGAGGTACACTACCTACATCTGTTTGATCTTCCTGTGTAACAAAACTATCTAGGTAATCTTTGTAATCTAAAACGTTTAAACTACCACCACCTACACTTAATGAATCATCTTTTACAAGTCTAAAGGTATCGTAGTCTACATGTTTAGCAGTAGTAGGTATGCTATATCGGGTAGTACCTGCAACAAGTGTGTCTGTTTTAGTAGAATGATTAAAGGGCCAACTATATGCACTAGTATTAATATAATCAATAGAATCATTTATTGCATTTTTACATTGTATTTGAAATCCTCTAGCTGCAGTAAAGTTAGAAGATGTAAGAGCAACCTCATTAAAACGAGCAATGACTTCATTTGTAATATCTAAGTATGTATATGCCATTAAGTTTCCTTTAGATGCGTTAATGGGGCCAGCGACATGCCAGCCCCAAAGAAGTGTTTAGTATTATACTTGATCACGCTGTGCAACTGCAGCTTCTGTCATTGCGGCAGAAACGTCAGCAATTACTGCGTATACCCGTAAACGTCCAGTAGCAGGTGCAGCACCCGCAACAACTACGTCAATAGTATCTGCAGCACCAACACATGCAAGTGCAGCGGCAGCAAAAGTTGAAGCTGCTCCTGTATTTACAATGTTAGCTTCGCCATTAGTACCTTTTGCAAGATACGTACCAGCGGCAGCATCAAGAGCAGCACCATCAATGATGTCATCTCCACCAGCAAAGTCAATATTACAAGTACAACTTGCAGTAAAGGACTTCATGATTTCTGCACCAGCAGCAACCACTACTGATTCGGCAGGGATTTCAAGTAATTGAAAGATGTCTCCATCTGCACCAGAGTAACCTGCAGTTACCATTGCATCAATATCTAGGATTGCTTCAATGGTTCGTACAGTGTTACCAACGTTAGTTGGAACAGCTAAAACGTTTGCTCCAACACCAGCGGTATCAACGGAAGTCATGTCATAAGTAGCCATAATTTATATCCCCCTTACGCTGCGTTATAACGAGCAGTAACGATAGCTTCTGGACGAAGAATCTTCCTGCCGTATAGATGCATACCACGAACAATGTCAGCAAAGCTGTCAGGGTCACGATATGTTTCTGTCTTATTGATTTGCTCCGCAGTTGCGACAGCAGAATCGTGACCAGCTACGATGACACCGAAGTTGGTTAGTTGGTTTGCACTACCTGTAGTTCCCGGTCCAGTACCTACGGATGGTAGGTTAGACGAAGAATATACACGAAAGCCGTGGAAGTTGTTAATGGAAAGACCATTACGCAATCCACCTGATTCACCGAAATCTGCGTTCATAAAGCGTGAATCTTCATCTGCAAGAATTTCCATGAATACTGGATCGACTACAATCCAACGCCCTTGTTTGTCAACTTGCTGTTGATCAAGCAAACGAGCCATACGAGCAACAACCATTGCTGGTGAAGCTGTAGCAGTTGGAAGTGCAGTTGCACCCGGCAGGCGAGCAGCTAAAGGAATAGAGTGTGTTCCTGCAGAGCTTGTAGTAATATTGCCGAAGTCATCTTTATGAAGCTGCATAGAAGATAGCAACTCATTCGATCCTGCAGTTGATACTGCTTTAGTACCGTTTACAGTTGAGTTCAGTCCATCAGCTTGTGAGTGCAATGAAGACTGTGCATAACCAGCCATGTACCCAAGAACTTCTTGGTCATGTTGATCTGCTAGACGATATGCAGCACGATTAGATGCGAGATCCATGAAGTTTACATGACTATGAGCTTCTTCAATATCGTCCATTTTGAAAGCAAAATAGTTAGCTTTGTCAATGACTAATGAGAAGTCTTCGTCCTGTAAATCCTGTGCTGTGACATTTGTGCCACGTGCATACTGCGAAACAGAAATTTCTGGTTCCTTAATGATCTTGACGGTATCGCCCTGACCACTTATCTCTCCGAAGTAATCGGAGTTAGTAATGTCACCACAGACAGTAGCTTTGCGGAACGCAAGCTGTACCTGTTTGCTGTAAATGACCGGGCTAAAATTACCATTAGGTAGATTTCCATAACCCGAAGCTGTCGTAAATGCCATTGTAATATCCTTTGCATTGAGACACAGATACAAACTAAAATCGTTTTTAATGAGGCTAACTCTGTTGGGTAACATTAGTATAGAGGGTCGGCCAACCTTCTATGTAACGGGCCAAAGATATTAGGTAATCGCTAGAACTATTTATGTTTGTGAAGAAAGGCTAATGCAGGTGGCCCAAAAAATAGGGGGCTGCATTAAACCTAATGTATATAGTTATATACTTTATACTCTTATTGTCAAGTACTTTATCGTGCGCTACCCGAAATATCGTAAATAAAATTACCACTTCGTATAGCTTCCATGATTTCGTCTTGATGTTTTTCGTACTCTTTAGTAGACATTTTATTTACCTTTGATTCAGATAACTTATTATTGTTAGCTGTAGCATCAGGTTGACTTCTACTATTACGAGTACTTACAGACTTAGCAGCATCTTTGTTGTTGCTAGGTTTTTTTGTTGATATGTTCATATCTGCTTTGTACAAATCAATTGCACGTGATGCAGACCTCGCATCGTTATCATTTTCGTATAGAGCTTCCTGTACCCACTTAGGCTGTTCTTCTGCCCAATCGTGAAACTCATCACTGTCACGTATTTCTCCAAAGTCAGGATGGGCTTTTAATAACTCTACTTCTGCACGTTCACGTGAGGCAGTCTCACGCATCTCATCTATTTCTTTTACTTTATCTGCTAGACCTGCCTGTTGTTCACGTGCCTTTTTAATTGCAATAGTTTCTACAATGGCAGCTACGTCTGGGTATTCACTTGCCCAAGTATCAATGTCTTCATCTGACTTAGGTAGTTTAATTTCTTGTGCTGCACTTTGTTTAAGCTGTGTTTCTAATGCATTAATACGTTGCTCTAAATCTTCTTTAGCTTTCTGTGATCCTCTACGTAAATCTGCGTAACGTTTCTTATAACTTTTTTCTTCTGCACTAGTAGGCTCTGCATCTTCTTTTGCTTCTACTTCAGTGCTTTCTTGTTCTGCAAGTAACTCTTTTAATTCTGCTTCATCTTCTTCTACTCGTTCTTGCACCCTGCTTTTACGTTGCATCATCATTGTCTTAGGTGCTTCTTTTGCTTCTACTATTTGATTTTCCATTTTGGTTCCTGTTTACTGGGGCCACCGTAGCCTATGTGTTGTAAGGGGGGTGAGTAGCCAGTTCATATTTAGCAGATTACTTACGTGCTGCTAATCCACGCTTGTTAGTTGTTTTTGTTTTCTTTGCTTTAGGTTTGTTAATTAAACCACCTTTAGCTCTGCCACCAGTAGCTCTTCCATATTTTTCTACTGCTTTATCTGTTGCAGCCTTTGCTTCTTTTTGTGTGTCATATTTTTTAGTTGATGATTTAGTAGTTTTAGTTGCTGCTCTTGCAGCTTCTCTTTCTCCTGATTTGTCTTCTCTTGATACTACTTTACCTGAAGCCTTCTGATCAGCTACAATCTTTTTAGCTGCTGCAACACCACCATCACCTGTTTTTACAACAGGAGTTTTCTTTTTCTTCTTTTCCTTTCCTATACCAAAAATTTCTTCAACAATATTATAATCACCAAGTAAATCTGCACCTGTACTAAATACATCTTTTGGTGCTACTACTACTTGAGTATCTCCTGTAACACCTGCATTTACACCTGTATATACACGACCACCATCTTCTGTCCATTCCATACCGTCACCTGCATAGAAACCATTTCTAAATGCTCCAACAGAATCTTTGCCCGGTAAACCATCTGGGTTAATAGGATTGTTTCCACCAAAAATTGTTGCGCCTGTTTTTGTAGAAGGGGTAGTAACAACGTTAGCTTTAAAATTACTAAATTGCAATTTTTCTATTGTAGGCTTACTAGGTTCTTCTCTTTCTTTATTTTGTTTTACTGGCACATTTGTAGTAACAATAGGTTGTTTAGTAAAGTCTTGAAATGCTGCAGATGCACCCGGAGTAATAGTTTGTTGAGGAATATCGTAACCACTTCCTCTACCTACTTCTCCAAATATATTTCTTGGGTCTACTAAGTTACTACTTAAATCACCACTTAATGCCCTTCCATCAAACTCAGGCATAGTACCTCTACCACCTAGCACAGGTGCAGCAACAGTAGGTGGTGCAACATTTGCCATTTGCGTTTGTATACTTTTACTTATAGGTAGATTTGTTACTCTTTCTCTTTCAGGTGCTGGACCCTTTACTTGAAAGTCTGTTACAGCATTTGTTTGATTAGTAGCTATAGGGGCATTACTAGTAGCTTCAGAAGTATCTGTTTCTTTGTCAGGATTGTATCTATTTGAAAATATAAAATCACTTATTGCGTCACGTCCTCTTTTATAAAGTTTAGGAATACTTTTTTCTGACATAAAAGGAACTTGTTCTGTAGTTATACCTTCACCTGAAAGATTTCTCATACCTTCAGGATAACCTAATGCATAAGGTGTCTTAGATGAAAATTTATCATCTATGCTTGTTGTTTCTAATGGCGGTGCAGCAACAGGTACAGTAGGTGGAGTTGTACCTGCACCCGAAAGATTTCTCATACCTTCAGGATAGCCTGAATCATAACTTCTGGCAGATATTAAACTATCATTTGTGTTTGTTGTTTTTAATGGCGATGCAGGTGCAGGACCACCTGCTACTTTAGTACCCCCTGCTGCTTTGGAAATAGGGTCACTATTATAAAAAAGATCCATAGAGCTTCTAATGTCTCTAGGCATTTGAAAATTTTGAAGAGCTTGCATTTCATCTGGATTTAAATCTTTAGTAATACTTTGCTCGTTAGCATACCTATTTAACGCTCTTTTATTTTTTAATACATTTATTTGATCTTCTGTACTTAAATTTTTAAAATCGTATGCATCTGATGTATCTGTTTTAGTTGACGGTGCTGTTGCCTCAAGTAATCTATTTTCAAATTCTGCTCTAGCTGCATCATCTAGTGGGACGGACCTTTTTAATCCGTAGTCAAGGCTAGTTATTTCTCCATAAGGATTTGTCCTAGATTTAGCTAGCATAGATTCTGCACCTTCTTTATTTGCTGCAGCTACATTAAAATTTTGAGGTGCTGCAGGTGGTGGTGTATCTGTGGCAGCATTAGTTATAGCTTGTATATTTGCAGCTTCACCGTAATTAAATGTTTGTGGCCCTGTAGCACTACCACGACCAGTTTCTGTAGCTAATATCTCTTGTATTTTTTTGTCAAACTCAGAATCACCATAACCTACTTCACTAATAGTTACAGCTTGTGCCGCAGCTTTTTTTGTTTGATCAGGGGCAAAGCCTAGCTTTACAAGAACACCATCTACCCATTGCATAAACTCACCTGAGTTAGCAGAGTCCTTCATGGCATTAGACTTATAAAAATCTTTAAGCAAAG